TCTTTTAAGATTTCTCTTTCCAACGTGTCAGGGGGATCTTTATCCGAAGCTATCGTAATTAACTTTGGTGTTTCTAAAGGGTCATCTAGTTAATGGGTATGTTCGCCTTTAGGCGTATGAGGGAACAAGAAGCTGCCAAAATGGTGGCTTCTAAACCTCTTATAAAAAAAGTAAAAACTAAACCTAAAGTAAAAAATGGCAATCTCGATAAACGCGACGGTAGGCAACGCGTCAGCAAATAGTTACGTTACGTTATCTGAGGCCAACGCTATTGTCGAAGGCTTAATATTAGATGATGATGTATCGGCTTGGGACGGGTCGAATGATGATAATAAAAATAGAGCGTTATATACCGCAACGATAAGAATCGACCGTGAAAGATTTATCGGTGCGAGAGTTACTAACACGCAAGCATTACAGTGGCCTCGTCAGGGGGTAAGAAAACCTGATACTTATATCAATACTTATTCGGTTGGATTTCCTTTTCGTATTTCTACAGATTATTTTGCGGAAGATGAGATACCGGAACAAGTTAAAAAAGCTCAAGTTATATTGTCGGTTTATTTAAACAACAATAGAGATGGGTTAGGATTATCGGGTCTAGAGGATTACAAAAAAGTAAAACTTGGTAATCTAGACGTAGAGCCTAATTTTTTTGGTGCCGTTGGTGCCGATAGAGTACCGCCGTTATTCGAAAGGTATTTTACCGGTTTAAGAATTAGCGGTCCAAGTAACATAGCTATTAAAAGGAGTTAATTATGAACTACTATCCCGCCGCAAAGATTATTAACGATACAGCTGCCCATACGGGTCGTTTTGGTTGTATAAAAGCTTTGCAAGATTCTGTTATTAATACTTTAGTAGCGGAAAACATATCCGGCGATCTTACCGACTTACAATTCAAAAGTAATACGGCTATAGAAGGAGTTATTACGAGCGTTAAATTAGATAGCGGAACCGTAATCGCATATTTAGTCTAATGGGTCTTACTTCGGGACTAAGAAAAGTTACTTCGAAGGTAGTTAATAAACTTACCGGCGACGTTACTATACGACAAATAACAAACGGGGCATACGATACGTCTACCGGCACGGTTAGTGAAAGTAATACCGACGTTACTATAAAAGGTTTAGTTCAAAACGTAAATAATAACGAGGTAAATGATCTAATTCAAGCGGAAGATAAAAAAATTACCGTAGCCGCTAAAGATTTAACTTTTACGCCTACTCCTAAAGATAAAGTTGTTATTAGTTCTGTTGTATATCAAATAGTAAGAGTAGTGACCGAAGAGCAAGAAAATACCGCTATCTATTTTGAATTATTTTTGAGGTCCTAATGGCTAGACAAATAAGGTTAGACCAAATAGATGATGTTATGGCCGAAGCGGTACAAAAACTTGTTGCTAAAGTAACTTTGGATTGGACTAGAAGAGCAAAAAAAGCAACCCCGCAAGATACCGGTAATTTATTTAGAGGTTGGCAAACTGATATACAAAAATTTAAAGGAACTATTATTAATCCCGTGGAGTATGCCGAACCTGTTATTTACGGGACTAATTTACCCCCTAGTTGGCAAGGTAGATATAGAACTAGACGCGGTACTATAAAAGGTTTCCCCGAACTACAAGCAAAGCAACTTACGCAACAATATATACCGCAACAACTTAAAAAAATAATTAGGGAGAGTTAAATGGCCGCTACTGATCTTAATACCGTAAGAGCAACTATAGAAAGTAGGTTAGCTACAGAGTTGGCAAGTAGTCCGGCTATTCCGGTTGTATTTTCTAATATGCCTTTTGATTCTAAAAGTCAGGATAGTTTTGTTCAATGCGAGGTAAGTTTTGGTGGAGGTACTTTAATTTCTCAGGGGAATCAAACTGACGGTAATAATTCTATCGTAGGTTTAATTGTTTTAAATGTATTTACGGAAGACGGTATAGGGTCGGGAGTAAATTTTACTATTTGCAAACGTCTTAGGGACCTTTACAATAGAATTACAGTTTCCGGTGTTATTTTTGACGCGGCGGTTGGGCCAGAAATACTTACGGTTGCACCCGAAGGTAAATTTGTTACTCAACTTCGAATAACTTTTGAAACATTTGAATCACTTTAATTATGCCTAAATTAGAAATTACCGAAGAAATGCTCGATGCTATCGAACACGTTAAAGGAAGAAGAGAAGCTAATTATTGGGACCCCGAATGCAGAAAGTATTTTGAGTCGCAACAAAATTCTAAAAAAGATGCAGAAAAAGCTAAAAAAGGATAATATTAATATAAATATTATTTTTTAAGTCATGGCTACCGCTATTAGAGGAGATGTAGGCAAGATTATGTTTCATAACGCTGCCGGTACTGAAGCCGATGTAGCGGGAACAAGATCATGGTCTTTAACTGTTAACAAAGATACTCATGAAACAACCGCTCAAGGCGATACATCTAAAAGTTTTGTCGGTGGTCTTATTTCTGGAGAAGGTTCTGTAGAACTTCTTTATGATACTGCCGGAAATAGTGATTATGGTTCTTTTATAGATGACGTTCTAGTGACGGGAGATGCCGCAGATGCCTTGTTTGAATTATTTCCGGATTCAGCGACCGCAGCTAAAAAAATAAGTTTTTCCGGTATTATTACGAATGCGGAATACGGTGCAACTTTAGGGGAGACTCAAGTTATCAATGTTTCGTTTATAACATCAGGTGCCATAACTTCAGCTATATAGTAGATTAGGGTAATTAAAAAAATAATTTATGACTAAAAGAGGCATAGACCTACTTACGGAAGCCTACGGCGACGTAATGTCTAAAAGACGTAAGTATGAATTAGAAACACCTAACGGAAGTAAAATAGATTTATATTTTCCGCCCCTTACTAGATACGATAGGCAAAAAGCTCAAAAAGCCGCTAATACTGATGACGCTCTTGTTGTTTCTACGCAACTACTTTGTCAAATGGCCGAAAAAGAAGATGGTACCAAATTCTTTTCTATGGCCGACGTTCCCGACTTACAAAGATTATTGCCGGAAAAAGTTTTAAACGACGTAGAGTTATTTTTATTTGAAGTTAAATTAGATTTAGATACTGCAAAAAAAGTATAAAGAGGAATAACTGGCTTAACTTTGAGTTTTTCCTCGCAACTGAATTAGGTAAGACTGTAGAAGAACTTCGTAAAGGTTTAACCGAAGAAGAATTTATTTACTGGGCTGCTTATTACGAAAACAAACACGAAAAAGAGAAACTTTTGCGGCAAAGAGCAAAAAACCGGTAATATATAATTAATAATTAATTTAATTAGTGGCCGAAAGTATAGTAACCCTAAGAGTAGATACGAGTCAGGCGACTAGAGCGTTAAAGGGTGTCCAGAATCAAACTAATACTTTACAAAGAGCGTTTGGCGGTTTAAAAACAGCTTTAGTCGGTGTAGGTTTTACGGCTTTAGCTAAACAAACTGTTTTTGCGTCTGCTAATTTTGAAAAACTACAAACAAGGCTGAAATTATTAACTGAAGAAAATGGCACGTTTAGAGATAGCCTAAATTTAGCTGCCGAAGCGGAAAGAAAGTTTGGACTTAGTGCTACCGACGCTCTAGAAGCGGTAACTAATTTACAAGCACGTTTAGGACCGTTAGGAACCTCTATGGAAGATGTTGCTACGATCTTTAACGGTTTTAATACCGCCGCAATATTGTCGGGAGCATCAACTCAAGAACAAGCCGGAGCTATGCGGCAGTTAACGCAAGCTTTAGGTTCCGGAGTTTTAAGGGGAGATGAATTTAATAGTATTGCCGAGCAAATGTCGGTTGTATTAGCACCGGTTGCAGAAATATTAGGAGTAGAGGTCGGGCAACTAAGAGATATGGCGGCACAAGGAAAAATTACCGGCGATGTAATGGTTAAAGCATTTAAGAAAATAGAAGAAGGCGGTTCGGAAATGTTAAAACAACTTATGGCAGATGACCCGACAATGGTTTTTAAAATATTAAATAATGAATTAGAAAAATTATCTATCGCGGTAGGCGATTTATTAGGACCGGTAGTTTTAGACGCTACGGTGTTATTAACTAGATTTGTTCGAGCATTAGCGGATTTTGCCGATTCGGAAGCCGGTCAAGTTACCGCTATAGTTGCGGGTTTAGCTTTAGGTGTTAAAGGACTTACGGCTGCTTTTGCTTTAGTAAGTGCGAAAGTGATTGCTTTAAAAGCTAGTTTTGCGACTATGTCTATGGCGGCGATGGCGGCAAACGGTACTTTAGGTATGACTACGACTATGGCATTCGCTACGGCGGGCGGTTTTGCTAAAGCGACGGCTGCGGCTAATGCTTTTAAAATAGCTTTAGCTAAAACAGGTATCGGTGTAGCGGTTATAGCTTTTAGTGCTTTAGCCGTAGAAATAATGAAAACGGTAAATCAACAAAAAGAACTAAATAGATTATTCAAAGAAGGAACTGTTGCTGAGTTAAATGCAAAAATAGCGGAAACTGAAGATAGAATTGCGGACCTTAATGAAAAAGCTAAGAAAACAAATATTGTTTTTGATATTCTTTCAGATATTTTTGCTCACGGTGCCGGCAGTTCGATGATGCTTAATCATCATGTAGAAGTTTTAACTAAAAGATTAGATAAATTAAATAAAAGATTAAAAGATGCTCAAGCGGAGGAAATAACAAAATCTTTTGAGGCACAAAAAAAAGCTTTAGAAGATCAAGCTACAAAACTAAAAAATAGGAATGAACTTTTATTAGTAGCTAATGAAGAAAAACGTAAAGAGGCGGAATTAGAACAAGAAATAGCCGCTATGAAAGAAAAATTTGAAGGTGACGAGGCAAAAGAATTAGAAAAACTAATGAGAAATAATTTTGAACTTGAACGTAAAGCGGATAAAATCAAAGAGGCAAACGACGCTGCTAAAAAACTAGCCGAAACTTTTGAAAAAATAGGTGACTCTATAGCTACGGGAGTTTCCGATGCTTTAGTAGATGCCGTTATGCAAACTAAATCTTTAGCGGAAAGTGCTAAAGCTTTATTAAACGATATAGCGAGACAGTTTTTAAGACTTGGAATAAATACTGCTTTATTTTCCGTTTTTGGAGGTTCTAGTGGAATATTTAAAAACTTACCTACTTTTGCTACCGGTGGCCGACCTACCGTTGGTCAAGCTGCTTTAGTCGGAGAAAAAGGTCCCGAACTTTTTG